CCATTCTCCCAAACGGGTTCTTGCCTCAGTCAAAAGTGCTACATACTTGTATGGATACAGGTTTGGAGAAGTTGTGTTACCGCAGCTTCCAGATCTTCAGTCTGGTACAACTTTCAAGTTTGATATTACCCAGACTGATCCATCGTTCCTTAAACGCACGCCGATATCCAGATCATTTGGATGTCATTTGGCTGGGGCTGCATTGCCCAGAGTTGACATTAGTGACCCCCTTACAGCTGTCGCTGGCACCAACAAGAGGTTTGGGAATGCCCCGCCTCCTGCGTCGCCTGACATTATGGCATCATACCGCGATTTTGTATGCCATATCATTCCTCATTTCTTTCCAACGCCACTTGCAGCCGATACTGATGTATCATTTGAGCAGTGGATAAAGACCACCAATTATCCAGAGTGGAGGAAGGAGGAACTTAGACAAGAGCATTTGAAGGATGATTTGCCTTTAGATGAGCATCTTGTAGACCTGATGCTAAATGATCCTAGTTTCCGCAAAGTTGGTCAATGCAATTCTTTTGGTAAGGAAGAATCATACACTGATTGGAAACATTTCCGAGGAATAAATTCCCGGAGTGACGCTTTCAAGTGTAAACTAGGTCCTATCTTTAAACAGATAGAAAAGGTGGTGTTCAAGCTACCGTGTTTCATAAAGAAAATTCCGGTTCGTGATCGTCCCAAGTATATTTTTGATCTATTGCACGTGACTGGAGAAAGGTATAATGCAAGTGACTTCGAGACTTTTGAAGCTTTGTTCACCAAGGAACTAATGGAAGCAGCAGAGTTCCCTCTTTATGAGTACATGACCAGTCACCTGCCTATTTTCAAATTCTTTAAGGCAGTTTGTGACAAAGTGATTGCCGGAACCAATGTTTGTAAATTCAAATGGTTCGTAGTCACATTGCTCGTCAAAAGAATGAGTGGCGACATGCAGACGTCACTTGGTAATGGTTGGACGAACCTTACCAGTCAATTGTTTCTGCGATCTTACCTCATTGCTCAGCGAGACGGATGCACGCCCTTTGAGGCATTCATCAAAAATGAGGATAAACTAAAGTTGGTTGTCGAAGGTGATGATGGCCTCTGCATGACTGGAGGAGTCTCTGTTACCCCAGAATTGTGCAATCAACTTGGTTTGAAGCTTAAGATGGAAGTTCATGATCAATTGAACACAGCTTCCTTCTGCGGCTTGGTGTTTGACACCGAAGACCTCATTGTTGTCACCGACCCTAGAGATGTTTTGGCATCTATTGGTTGGAGTTCTAGACAATATTTGTGTTCTAAGTCGTCTAAAATGAAGACTTTGCTGCGTTGTAAAGCATTGTCGTTAGCACACCAGTACACCGGATGTCCCATTTTGGGACATATGGCAAAATGGTTGATGCGATGTACCCGTGGATGTGATATAAAGGGAATCTTGGAAACGGACCGTTCCATGTCCATGTGGGAAAGAGACCAGTTAATAGACGCCATCGAATTTGGGAAGGTCCCATTCGTTGTACCCCCTCGCAATACCAG